TATTGGTTATCGTGGTAGCTTCTTTAATAGAATTCGTAATGTTGATAATGTAGTACCCGATGCTTCCTTTGAAGTGGAAATGTTCATTCAGAGCATGGTTCCTGAAATGGGCAAAGATGAAGACGGTGAAATGAGTGAAACAGGAAGATTGAAAATTTCAGGTTGGGTGCCAACATATAATGGAATTGAGCCTGTTGATCTGATTGTCCCTGAAGATTTGGCTGATGCTTGTGATAACACATATGAACCCGGTCAGACGGTTGAGTTTTATGGTGATATTGTTAATAACAGTATTGAAGAGATTATTGAAAAGCCTGTTGCGTTTGGTAAACCCAAAAAGGAAGTGCGTAGAAGTTTTGTAAATGAATTGATTGTTACTGGTGGTTCTAGTCCTTATGAGGGTGACGAAGAGACAGATAAGGCACATGTCCCTTATGATAGAGATACAATTAATGCGGCGATTACTCAAAGAAATATTGAAATTGAAGAAATGAAGAACAAAGCCAAAAATGGCGGCGCAAATAGCGGTGTTGGTAGAAAAGCCATGCCTAGTGGAAAAGCACATGGACGCACATTGGCAATAGATATGTAAAAGAGAATTAAATAATATAATATATGTTTGTCCCTAATAATGTATATTATTGGGGACAAACGAAAATAAATAAGGAGAAATAATTTTATGGCTGTAACAGTAGATATTTTTAATCCACAAGTAACCAGATTTAGCAAAGGGCTTGCTGGTCGAAGTTTTTTAATTGCAGGATCGAACTCGGTAGGAAAAACAGCACAAGCTGTAAGAATGTCTAAACCTTTTGTAATCGCAACAGAGAGTGGTCTTGGTGGAACTGCTAATATTCCATACATTCGAGTAAATAGTTGGGCAGATCTTACACGATGCGTTAAGCAGTTGACGTCAAAAGCAACATGCCAGAAAGCAAGAGAGTTATACGATACTATTATTGTAGATGAAGTATATGCGGCAGCTTTGCTTTGTCAGGACTATGTACAAACCACTATCGGGAAAGGTGCGCTTACTCTCGGAGATGTTGTAGATGGTGGAAGAATCAATTTATATCAGGCTTATGAGAAAATTTTTTTTAAAACAATTAATCAATTGCTTAGTTGCGATTACACAGTAGTGTTTATTAGTCACGTACAGGAAAAAGACGGAAAAATCTATCCTAAAGGGGACAAGCGGAGTATTGATCCGATTAAGGATTTTGTGGATTTCGTTATTTATGTTAAGAGCAACGGTGTCGATGAGGATGGTAATGTAATCCCTTCTTCAGCCTATCTTGCTGAAACAGATGAATATTTTGCTCGTTCACGCTTTGATACAATGCCGCCTTATCTTCCCGTATGGTCTGCTGAAGCACTTGAAGAAGCTGTAAATAAAGCTGTTGAAGAGATGGAGAAGAAAACTGGTATTAAAGCTGTTACTTATCAGGAACAAAAAGAACAGAATACCACTGAAACATATGATTATGATGAAACGATGGATGCTCTTCAGGAAGTTGGGCAGAGATTCGCATCAGCGGGTAAGATGGAAGAACTTACAGAAATCGTTGAACAGACTCTTGGTCGTGGCGGTAAAGTCTCAGAATGTTCTAAATCTCAGATTCAGGCTATGGTGATTATTCTTGATGATCTTCGTGAGCGTGCTGATGAGTTGGGGATTTAATGACTAGGCGGTCGCCATATAAATGGCAAGAGGGGGAGATTGTAGACTTCCCCTTTTGCCAAGTAAAAATATTAGGTCACAGATTACAAGAAACATCTGCTGGCGGCAATAAAAAAAGTCATAAAAAATCTTATCTATACCAATGTATGAAATGCGGATGGATCGATGAACGCTTAGAATATCACATGGATAAATTAGGTTGTCCTGTATGTAGTGGAAGAAAAACAAAATGGAATTACAATTCTATAGCTTGGTTACATCCTAAAATGATTCCTTGGTTCGCTAATATAGAAGATGCATATAATAATAGTGTTGGGAGTCATTCAAAAGTTGAATTCATCTGTCCTGATTGTGGGTTAAATGTTGGAAAGAAAACAATTAAAAATGTGATAAATTTTGGTATTTCTTGTCCTTATTGTGGAGATGGAATCCCTGTGGGCGAAAGAATATTCCAAACAGCATGCGACCTTGCTCACATTAGATATGAAAGACAAGCTACATTTGATTGGAGTGAAATATACATATATGATTTTTATCTCCCTGATTTAAATTATATTGTAGAAATAGACGGACAACAGCATTATCCTTTTGGCTCTTCGTTTGAAAGTGTTAGTGGGATGACATATAAAGAGCAAGAAAAGATTGATGAATATAAAGAAGAACTTGCATATAAAAATGGAATAGAAGAAGTTTTACATATATGTGCTTATTATAGTGATTTTGATAAAATTAAATACTCTATTTTAGGTTGTGTATGGTTGGCTATACACACTGACATCTCTAATATAGATTGGAATGAATGCGAAAGAATATCTGCTCATTCTATGGTGCATGTTTGTGCAGAAGAATGGAATAAAGGATATGATGCTACATACATTAAAAATAAATACTCGTATTGTGATTCATCCATTAATAACTGGTTAAATCAAGCGCAAAAAATAGGGCTAACAAAAGATTATTCTAAAGAGAATGCCGATCTACGCAGGGGAAGAAAAATAATTAATACACAAACTTTAGAATGTTATTGGTCTGCTAGACATTTAGCAAATGTATTAAATATAAATTGGCAATCTGCTTATGATTGTGCATATTATAATAAAAATGGATATATGTTTTATCAAAAATATACTGATGAAAACCATATTGAAAATGCGCATGAATTTTTTATGAAAAACCTAGTAACAATAACTAACTCAATATCTCTCAAATGAATATCCATAATTCATTTGAGAGATATTTTTAACATTTAATAGGCAATACTTATGAATATAAACGGAATCAATATAGACATTATGGGTAATCAACAAAACAATTATGCTCAACAAATGCTCCAAACATGTATTGCACATCCAGAATGTAAAGACTGCCCATATGTAGGTCAACCAGTACAATCAGACAATTCAGTAACAATTTGTGAAAACGGAATTAATAAAAAGAAGGAGAACACACAATGAGCCATTTTGCAGTTTTAGTTTTACATGAAGAAGATCAGTCGATTGAAAAATTACTCGCACCTTATGATGAGAATCTGGAAGTAGAACCTTATATTAAACAAACTAAAGAAGAGGCTATTAAAGAATTAGGAATAGATGAACATACTAGTGAACAGCAATATAGAGAATTGGCAGAAGATTGGTTTGGACATGCACCAGATGAAAATGGAAATATTCTTTCAACGTATAATCCTAAGTCTAAATGGGATTGGTGGGTAGTAGGTGGACGCTTCAGCGGATTACTTTCTATTATCCCGACAGCACTTGATGGCTATCATGGAGCAGATGCTGTTGACAGCGCTTTTGTGCGTCATGTCAAATGGGTGCAACCACTTGACAAAGAAGAAAGAGAAAGTATAATTAAATGGTGGAATGTAAATGTCGAAGGTGCTGAAGGAAAAAAGGATAAGTATTTCTTCTATAACCCTGAATATTATAAAAAGCGTTATAAAGATGCAGAGACATACATTAAGATTCAGGAAGTTCCCTGTTATCATGCAGTTGTAACTCCAGATGGTGTTTGGCATGAGCCATCTAAAATGGGATGGTTCGCTTGTACAGACGGCGATCCTGCCGATGAACTTGAATGGGATCTTCATTTTAAAGAACGCTTCATTGATACAGCAGAATTTGATTGGGTTGCAACAGTTGTAGATTGTCATATTTAAAACAGGAGATAATTAAATGGCTAAAGGAAGAAAGCGTGTATGCGTATTATGTGGTTTAACAATTGAAGATAACAATGATTCAGTTCCTTATAAAAATCGATATGCGCATATCGCTTGTTTTCGTGCGGCTGCTAAAGCAATTCATGTAGATAAAACTGAAAAGGTTAAAAAGAAGGAAGCTGAAAAAAAGATCAAACCTGCTTCAAAGCCAAAAACAGAATTAAAAGACGCTCTTTCTGATGAAGAATATGTACAAAAGAATCTTTATTACGATTATATTCGGAAAACTACTGGAATTGCTGAACTTCCAATAAAAATCTACGCATTGACAGAAAACTATATTAAAAAATATGGCTTTACATTCCAAGGTCTTTATGCTACATTGACTTACATGCACAACATTCTTGAAAAAGAATTTGGAGAAGATATTGTAGGACTTATTCCATATTATTACGCAGAAGCACAAGCGCATTATAAAACTGTTAAAGCTGTAGGTGATAGGAATAAGGATGTAAATACTGAGGGAATGTACAAGAAAAAAACTGTTTATATTAATCCTAAACAAAAGAAAATTAAACAGATAGATATTACAACAATTGGGGGATAATTCATGTATGAAACGTTAACGGATAAAAGAGCAATCTTAAATACCATTGGATGTTTAATGCTCGACCCCACTTTAATAGATGATATTGATCGTCCATTAGATAGGACAGATTTTGACACAGAACCATTATATGAGTTATTATATGTAGCTATTTTTAATTCATATATGCAAGGTGTTAAAGATATAAATGAATTTACTATAGATTCTTACCT